GGGGACAGGGAACGGCACCTTTGCCCCCGGAGGGCAGATCACCCGGGAGCAGGCGGTGGCCATGCTGTACAATTACGCCTCCAAATATCTGGAGCAGGACGTGGAGGCTGGCCGGGCCGACGACATAGCAAAGGGGGTGAACCGATGACGTGACGATTAGAGATATTGGAATCCTGTTCGGGTACAAGGTCGATAAGCAGTCGGAGGGCAAGGTCGAGGACAGCGTAAAGTCGCTGAAGTCCATGGCGTCAAAGGCGCTCGGCGCCATCGGCCTCACCCTCTCCATCGCCGGTATTGCCAGCGGCATCAAAGACTGTGTGGCCCTCGCCTCCCAAGTGGAGGAGATGGAGAACAAGTTCAACGTGGTGTTCGGCGACCTCCGGGACGAGGTAGACCAGTGGGCGCAGAGCTACTCTGACGCCATCGGCAGGAACAAAAACGACATCAAGACCTATCTGGCCGACCAGCAGAATTTGTTGGTCGGCTTTGGCATGACCAGAGAGGCCGGTGCGGAGCTGTCCAAGCAGATGACCACGCTGGCCCTCGACCTGGCTTCCTTCAGCAACATCGACGAGAGTGCCGCCGTGAACGCCATGACCAAGGCCGTCATGGGCGAGTCCGAGGCGGCGAAAACGCTGGGTGCCGTCCTGAACGAAAGCACCAGAGTGCAGGCCATGCAGACCCTCGGCCTGAAAGGAACCTATGAGAGCCTTGACCAGCTCACGAAGATGCAGGTCAACTATCAGGCCATCCTGAGCCAAAGCCCGGATGCCATCGGAGACTGTGAACGCAGCCTTGGCTCTTACGAAAGCACGGTGCGGCAGTTCCACGCCAAGCTGAAGGAGGTCAAGCAGCTAATCGGCCAGTTCTTCATGCCGACCTTTCAGAAGGTTCTGAGCTACGGAACACGGGGACTGACATCGCTGCGGAACATCATCCAGAAAATCTCGGACTTCACAGCTAAGGTTGGAGGCACGGAGCGAGTCCTGAAGTTACTTGCCCTTGCCCTCGCCGCCACATTTGCGGTGATGAACGTCAAGAAAATCACCGGGGCGGTAGAGGGCTTCCAAAAGCTGGCGAAGGCGATTGGGACGACCGGCGGCAAGGCTCTCGCAGTTTTCGCTGTCATCCTGATTCTGTTCCTCATCATTCAGGACTTCATCGCCTTCATGCGAGGCGACAACAGCGTCATAGGCTCCCTGTTCGACAAGGCCGGTATAGGGGCGGACAACGCCCGTAAGACCATCTTGAAGGCATGGGAGACCATCAAGAACTTCCTGCTGAGAGCATGGGAGGCCATCAAAGGCGCAGCCACGGAAATCTTCGGCGCCCTGTCCGAGTGGTGGGCCGAGAACGGCGAGCAGGTCAAAGAATCCTTCAGCAGAATGTGGGAGGGCATCAAGACCCTGTGCATGGCCCTCTGGAACGCACTGAAGGGTGCAGCGGAGAGTATCTTCAATGCCCTGAAAGCGTTCTGGGACGTGTGGGGCGAGACCATCATTACGGTGTTCAGCAACATCTGGAATATGCTCATCTCGCTGATTCAGCCGTTTTTGGATGCAATCGCCGGTATCATCAACTTCCTTGCCAGCGTCTTCACCGGCGATTGGGAGGGAGCATGGAACGCCATCAAGGACATCGCCGCTGCCGTCTGGCAGATGATAGTGACCATCCTCAGCACCGCATGGGACAATATCTGTGCCATCTGGAATAAGCTGGGCGAGATTTTCGGCGGGTTCTTCCAAGCGGCGTGGGATGTCATCGTCGAGAAGGTCACGGGCATAAAAGACGCCATCGTCAACGGCCTGCAAGCTGCAATCGACTGGATTCTCGGCCTGCCAGCTCAGGCCGTACAGTGGGGCGCCGACATCATCCAAGGTATCATCGACGGCATCAAGAGTATGATAGGGGCCGTCGGCGACGCCGTTTCCGGCATCGCCTCGAAAATCAAGAGCTTCCTCGGCTTTTCTGAGCCGGAGGACGGCCCCCTGAGTGACTTCCATACCTATATGCCGGACATGATGAAGCTGATGAGCGAAGGCATCACAGCAGGCAAGGAAAAGGTCAAGGGCGCCCTCGAATTGGTGACCGGGGATATGTCGGTCATCGCAAAGTCCAACGTCGTGTCCAAAGGAACGGCGAAGACCGCCAGCGGCTCGGTATCTTCCAACCGCAGCGTAGTCCAGAACGTAGAAATCAACAACCAGTTCCACGGCGACCGTGCCGGTCAGGAGAAGAGTTCGGAGGCCATGGACAAAGCCTCTGACGATTCCACCGCAGCCATGGCACGGGCGCTGGCGACAGCGAGGTGATAGAATGGCGAGAGCAAAACAGCCGGTCAGCGTGGGGGGCATCGAGTTTGATGCCCTCATTGATTCGGAAGAGCAGTATGAGTCCGAAGTGCCGGAGTACCCCACGGAGAAGGGCTTCAAGGTCAGCGATACCATTGTGCTGAAGGCGACCGTCCTGAACCTGACGCTGTTCGTCACCGATACCCCCGTAACATGGAAAAGCCGCCTCGGCTCAGGCCCCGGCAAGACCGAGGCCGTCGTAAAGCGGCTGAAGGATATGTATTTCGGGAAGCAGGTGGTGGAGGTCGTCACCTCTGATGAGGTCTACCCAAACATGGCAATCACCAGCCTCAGCATCAGGAAGACGGCAGAGGTCGGCTATGCCCGTGAAATCCCCATCTCGCTCAAAGAGATTGTGGTGACCTCCACCAAGACCGTTGGCATCCCGGCCAGCTACGGCAAGTCCGGCACGACCGGGGCCTCTGCCGGGACAGCGAACACTCGTGCAGGCTCCGGCGGCGGCTCAGGCTCCGGCGGGGGGAGCGGGGCCGGGGGTTCCTCCGGCTCAGGCTCCGGCAATTCCGGCGGCCCTGGAAGGAGCGGCTCCATCCTCTACAACGCCGCAAGCAACTTCGGCCTGCTGTGAGGAGGTGCAGCATGGACTATACCATCATTGAGGTGCCGGACATGAACGATAGCACCTCCAGAATTACCCTGAGAGGCAGGCAGTACCAGATTCGCTTCACATGGAACGACACCGGCGGATTCTGGACGTTCGGCCTTTTGGACGCCCTCGGCGCTCCCTTGCTCATTGGGGTTAGGATTGTGCCTCAGTTCCCGCTGAACCTGTTCTACGGGACGCAGGAGCTTCCTGTGGGTGTGTTTGCCGCACTTACCGAGCTGGAAAGCATCGGGCGGTCTGACTTCCTCAACGGCAAGGCTCAATTTGTGTTTATCCCGGCGTGATTCTGGAATATCCAATGGAAACTCCGCAGGAATCTCCGGCGGAGAATCCAACGGAGAATCCAGAAGATAATCCGTCGGAAAATCTGCGGATTATCCAGCGTAACCGTACCTTACCGTACCCTACAAAACCAAGACCTTAAAAGGTCTTTAGGTAAGTCTTCACTTCGTTCAGACTTACCGTTGCGGTTGAACTGCAAAAAAGGCGTGATGTCATTGGTAACTTGACTTGACGTTACCGAGTCGGTAAGTTAGACTGAGAATGTGGACAGGAAAAAGGGGAACGATGCCCCGCCTCGCAAGCAAGCATCGTTCCCGTCTGGTGTCCACCCTCGAAGGGCGTTTCGACGGTTCCCATTGTAGCACATCCGTCGGCGCCTTTCAAGAGACTTTTTCACGAAAGGATGTTTCGACAGATGAACAGTGTAAGAGCAATCAGTTTCGAGACCGAAGTGGCTCGCATGGGCGACGTGGGTACGGTCATTGACATGGTGGATGCCTGCGTTTCCACGATGAACCCAGACCAGACGGAAAGAGCCGTCATCATCCTGAAGGAGCTTTTTGACAGCAGGTACGAGAGGCTCAGGAGCAGCCTCTACGGGGGAGGTGAGCGGGATGCGTGACAACTGCGCCATCTTCACCACCGCCGACCGTCAAGAGCTGAGGGTGGTATTCGACCCGGACGGTGTGGCTTTTTTCTGTGGGTCAGACCTCGCCGTGATTGCCGGGTATGAGATGCCGAGGAAGGCAGTCACCGGCGGCAATCATGGGGTGAACCGAATCGACACGGTTCTCAGGAAGGTTCCGTGGGACAACGGCATGAAGAGAGGCCGGTGCGAACACACCTGCTTCACCGCTGAGAACGCCGTGAAGTTCCTGTGCAGGCGCCCGGCACCGTATGCGTCCATTCGCTGGTTCGAGGATGAGGTTATCCCGAAGGTGAGGGAAATGAGCGAAGAGGTCGCCAGAGGCTATGTGGATTACCAGTCCCGGCAGCCAAAACCGGCAGAACCTCAGCAGGCCCCCGGCCCCAGAGAGTTCCCGGAAACGAGGCCGATGACCAAAAGCTCGGCGCTGGACAGGCTGGATGCTATCATCCTCGAATGTGCGCTGCTGAAGCGTGAGCTGATGCAGACGAGATAACTGAACATATCCCAGAAAAGAGAGTCGCAGCGATGCGGCTCTTTTTTCGTGTTTACGGGAGGAGGCCCGGAATGAAGAATTTTGACAGGCAGTACCGGCTGGCCGCCGGGAAAGCCGGGGCGCAGGGATTCGAGATAGGAGGAGACCGTCGGCCGCTCCACATCTCATTCTCCGTGGAGAAGGCGGACACGGACAGCGCCAACATCGCCAAGGCGAGCATCTGGAACCTAAGCCCGGCCCATAAAGCGGAGCTGAACAAAGACGACTGCGTGGTGGCACTCCGGGCCGGGTATGGCTCCGTCATGCCGCTTATCTTCACCGGCGTCGTGACTTTCGCCAAGTCTAAAATGGACGGCAGCGACGAGGTGACGGAACTGGAGCTGGTGGACAACCGCATTGAGCTGAGAGACACCTATGTCTCGGTCAGCTATGCCGGTTCCGTCAACTGCAAAACGCTCATTCAGGACACCGCCGACCAGATGGGCGTGACGGCAAAGTTCGCCTACAACGCCACGTTCGCTGACATCCCGAACGGGTACAGCTACGTCGGCCCGGCCCGGAACGTGCTGACGAAGGCTTGCGAGACCAGCGGCCTTGTCTGGAGTATCAACAACGGAGTGCTTCAGGTGAAGAAGCCGGGAGACACCATGAGCCGGGAGGTCTATGAGTTGTCTGCCGAGACCGGCCTCATCGGTACGCCGGACAGAGTTCAGATTTCGGAGGAGGACGGGAAGTACAGCTACGGCTGGGACGTGGAATATCTGATGAACGCCGCCATCGACATTGACGATTATGTCTACCTGAACAGCCAGTACGTCCGTGGGTATTTCCGGGTCTACTCAGTCACGATTGAGGGCGACAACATGGAGGGGTCGTGGACTTGCACGGCCCGTCTGCTGGAGGTGAGCTGAGATGTTGCAGGAGTTTGTAGACCAAATCAACAAAACGGCGAGAAAGGCCACGGAGGGAATGCACACGGCCCTCCCCGGAAAGATAGTGTCCTATGACGCTGGAACCGGCCTTGCCGTAGTTCAGCCGGTGGCGAAGTTCAAAAAGCCGAACGGCGATACGATGGACTTCCCGAAGGTAACGGGCGTCCCTGTGGTGTTCCCGCAGAGCGCCACCGTTTCTATCGCATGGCCCATCAAGGAGGGGGACGGCTGCCTGCTGGTGTTCGCTGAGTCCGCACTGGACTACTGGATGTACGGCAAGGAGACCGATACCACCCTGAAGTTCGACCTGAGCAACGCCATCGCCATCACCGGCCTATCCCCGAAGGGGAGGGACGCCATGCAAATTGCCTGCGCCGAAGATGCCGCTGTGATTAAGGCCGGAGGTACGGTGCTGAAAGTGAAGTCAGACGGCGTGTTCATCACCGGGAACCTGACGGTCAGCGGAGGAAAGGTCAATCTGAATTGAGGAGGTAGAGTTTATGCCAGCAGCAACACGAAAAGGCGACAACTGCACCGGCCACGATGCCTGCCCGCCGGTTCCTCTGGTAGAGGGAAGCCCGAACGTCTTCATCAACGGAAAGCCCGCTGGCCGGATGGGAGACCATTACTCGTCGCACGGATGCGTGACCCACCCCGGCCATCAAGATGTGATTGCGGCCGGGAGCAGCACCGTCTTCATCAACGGGAAACCTGCTGCCCGTGTGGGTGATTCTGTGTCCATAGGAGGAACCGTCCAAAGCGGGAGCGGAAATGTCTTCATCGGGGGGTGATGTGCTTGATTGACCTGAAACTGGATAACAACGGGGATTTGGAGCTGTCAGCGGACGGCGACGTTATCCCCACGGACAGCATCGCTCAGGCGGTGAGAATCCGCCTGCTGTGGTTTTTCGAGGAGTGGAGGCTGGGGCCGGAGCTGGGCTTTCCGTATTTTGAGCATCTCTTCGTAAAGAACCCAAACGAGGCAAAGCTCCGGCACCTGATTCGTGAGACTGTGATGGAGGTGGAAGGCGTAACCGATGTCACGGAAATCAGCTTCCAGATAGACCGAAAGACCCGTCAGGCGTCCATCGCCGTCACGTTCACGACCGATGAAGATACCTTTAGGGAGGAGGTGAAACTATGCAAAAGTACGGACTGACCGACCGAGGCCCGAACATCAAGCGGCTGGATGTCATCCTCGCAGAGATGCAGGAGAGCATGACGAAGAAGCTCGGCGTCAACGTCGGGCAGAACACACAGTCTTTCCTGAATCACCTGCTGACCAACGCAGCAGACAGGATAGCGGAGCTGTGGGAGTTCGGCGAGGAGGTCTACTACTCGCAGTACCCGTCCAGCGCAACCGGCGTGAGCCTCGACAACGCAGCTCAGTTCGGAGGTTCCACCCGTGAGATGCCTGCGAAGTCTTACTTCCACATCCTCTGCACCGGCCAAGACGGTACGGTGATTCCGGCCGGAACCCTGATTGCAACAGACACAAGCCCGGCCACAAGCCTGACGCTGCCGAGCAATTCCGTGATTACCCGTGCCGCCTTCAATAAGGCGGCTGTTATTTTGGCCTCTCCGGGCGCTACGGCGGCGCTGGGGGTGGCTTTGAATGGAACCCTATATACCATCACCCCGGACGCCGCAAAGAGCGTCAGCGAGAATTTAGCGGCATTAGGGGCGGCCATCAAAGACACGGGATTCACGACGAGCGTGGTGGGCGATACCCTCCATATTGAAGCCGTAGACTCCACCAGCTCGAATGTGATGGTGTTGTCGGAGAACCTCACCACGGCCTCGGTCGGAAGCGTCATCACCTTTGCCACCGTGGATGACGGAGATTTCCAGATTCCGAACGGTGTTATCACGAAGGTCGTGAAGGCGGTAGCCGGTCTGGAGTCAGTGGTCAATGTTGGAGACTACATCGCCGGACAGCTCGCAGAGACCGATGTGGAGTTCCGCCGGTCTTATGCGGACAAAATCTATAACCGCTCTTCCTCCATGCTGGAGAGCATCAAGAGCGCCATTCTGGAGAACGTGCAGGGCATCCTGAGCGTCGCTACCTACGAGAACGACGGGAACGTGACGGACAGCATGGGCCGTTGGCCGCACTGTATCGAGGTGGTGGTGGACGGCGGCGATAAAACTGAGATAGCCCAGCAAATACTCGCCAAGAAGTCCGGGGGAATCAGCAGTTTTGGCTCTGAGGAGGTCACGCTCCCCGGCGAGTACGGAGAGCCTATTGTGGTGCGATTCAACAGGCCAACCTACGTTAAGGTCTGGTTCAAGGTCGGCGTCACCCTGAGCCAGAACACGAACCCGCCCACCAACTACGCCGAGCTTATCAAGAATCAGATTTTGGAGAAGGTTGGAAGCCTGTCATCCGGCGAGAGCGTCATCCCCCAGAAGTTCAATTTGCAGGTGTCGGGCATCGACTACATCGACGTCTGGATGTTCTCGACCACGGATGACGGAAAGACGCCCTCGGCCTCAGAGTACACGAAGCGCAGCGTCTCCATTTCTCCCAGAGAACGAGCTGTGACCGACGAAAACCGAATCGGGGTGGTCATGGATGCTTGATTATGTGGAGCTGCTGAGGGGCGACCTTGTAGACCAGTTCAAAGAAAAGCCAGTCATCGACGCTGTGATTTCCGTCATCGGAGAGCAGCTTAATGATGTGCGGAAGTTCTACGAAGACCTGCGAGACCGCCGGGGAATCCATACCTCGACGGGCCAGCAGCTTGACGGCTCAGGCGACATCGTTGTACTCAGCCGTTTGGAGGCCGGGGAGCTGGCCTGCGTCAATGAATCGGTATATGTGCTGGATGACGAGAGATACCGGCAATACCTGATTTACAAGGTCTGGCGCAATACGAACAACTGCACTTACCATGACGTGATGAAGGCGCTGCGGATGTTCTGGCCCAAGCCGCTGTACTATCGGGAAGACCCGGAAGTACCGGCGACTATGGTGTTCGAGACCGATATGCTGTCCCCAGAAGATGACGTGCCGAAGCTGCTGAACGCCCCGCTCATCAAGGCGGCCGGTGTCGGCATCAAGGTCATCGCCAGAACGGAAACGCCGGAAATGATGGATATGCTCACCGTCGAAGGTCTGATGGGCCGGGGTTATACCTCGACCGTTCTGCCAGAAATCCCCGTTCCCGTAAGCATGGAAGACACGGTGCGACCCATCCCGTCCTTCAGCAATATCACGCAGACGAAACTGCCAGAAATGGAGGAGGAATAGAACATGGAAGATTTCTATGGATTCGTGGTTACGAAAAGTGGCCGAGAGCTGATAGCGAAACTCACCGCAGGAGAGGAGCTTCAGCTCTCTAAAATCATGGTCGGGTCTGGCGGGGTCCCTGACCTCGGCAATCCGAGAGAGATGGAGGACTTGTCGGAGCCGGTAGCTCTGGCGACCTCCACTGAGCCGGTCTACGACAAGAACACCGTCAGAATGATTGTGGAGTATCGGTCAGACCTGAACGGCGGACTCGACCACGGGTTTTGGCTCCGTGAGTTCGGCGTCTACGCCTTCGACCCGGATGAGGGTGAGGTTCTCATCTACTACGGCTGCCTCGGCTCATACCCGCAGTATGTGAGCGCCTATTCGTCTCAGGGCGTCGATGTGCGCCGGTTCCCGGTCTGCATCGTCATCGGGGAAGACCTCGGCGTCTCCGTGGACTACCAGTGCGAGGCATGGATGACGGCGGAGGATGTGGCGGAGTATTGCAACGTCACCATGTTGCCCATCTTCCTGAGTGCGGCGCAGGGGCTTATCGACGCCCATGACGCAAGCACGACGGCTCATCCGTACATCCAGGGCATCATCTCCGACCTCGACGCCCGGCTGGCCCTGATGGAGCTGATGTATAACACGGATGTCAGCGGCAACCCGTTCACCGTCACCTTCGGAACCCTGACCGGCGTGGATGTTGAGGGCGTCTGGAACGAGCCGTCGAAGAGGGTGGAGTTCTGATGAAAGATGTTATCAATTTCTCCGTCCCGGCCGTGGAGCTTTCCTGCGTGGTCGGTAACCTGTTCACTGAGCTGGAGGCTCCATGCGACCTCAAACTTGACCCAGACGCCCTCACCCTCTACGGCCGCACATGGTCAGGGAAAAAGGCCACGCTGACCATCTGCCGTGACCGATGTACCTTCATCGGCGACCCTGAAGACCTCGGCGCAGCCCGGCGTGGGAAGTGCGTGGGGAAGGAGTGCTGCTATGGCTGACAAAGAGTACCTGCTGGGGAATAAGGCGAGGGAACTGCTGCGGTTTACCAATCAGGCCACGAAGGTCGTGACCGACGATGTGAGCCAGAAGGATGTCCGGGCCATCCTCCAGAAAATCGCCTCTCTGGATGACATCCGTGAGGTGAAGAGTGTCTGCCAGACCACCATCGGCCAGCTCGACAGCAAGGACAAAGAGGGATTCACAAAGGCCATGTACCGCTGCTACGGTGAGGATATGCGGCTCATAGCAAAGGGTATCGTCCGGGACATCCACGCCGCCAATGGAAAGATGTTCGCAACGGAGTACGACGAGCGCCTGCGGCTGATAGGACTGGTGCTGGACGGCTGCTCTCTGCTGATAGAGTACATCCAAACCGTGTTGGAGCTGGGCGTCATCTCGCTGAAGAAAAGCGAGGTCTGGACAAAGAAGGTGCTGGACGTAAAGTACATGACGGCATCGTGGAAGAAGAACGACGGCGCACGGGCGAACAAGCTGAGAGCCGAGGAAGCGGCGAAGGAGGACGCCCGGCAGGTCGAGGTCGTGAAGACGGCCATCCGGCAGTATAACGCTGAACGGAAGACCACGCCAAATAATATCTGATACCCGGCGGAGGCATCCGCCTTGTATTAGGGTGCGACCCGCATTTTTCGGCCGTGAACTGGTGGCTCCGCTCTCCCTATTGCAACTCCAACAACGGCGCCACGAACGCCCTGAACGTCAACACCAATGGCAACTGGAACAACAACAACTGCTCCAACTCGTATGGCATCCGCCCCGCTCTGATGGAAAGTGAGACGAGTAGC